TATATATTTAGTCTACTATTAAGTAGTTGTTCTTGCTTCAAAGAACAAGTATCTAAACGATACTTCAAAAGTTTCAACTGCTTCTGTCGGTTCCATAGACAAGTCTATCGCACCAATAGATACTGGAAAGCATCCTCTTAATGTGTAAGACTTAATCGTTCCACCATTTCTGTCAAGGTGGTCAATAAAAGCGTCAACTTGATAGTCTGCTGGATTTACTAATCCTTCGTTATCAGACATATTGTTGATACCATTTTGCCATCTTTCAAAAGCGTCTCTTAATCTAAAGTTTGTATCGTTAAGTACCGTTATGTTCCAAGGTTCAAAAGTTCTATCAGCTGCAAGATATATTGGTCTACCACGGAAGTTAACCGTTGTAGTTCCGATACTCATAGCAGGAATAGAAGTTGCATTACATAGGAACGCTAACTCTTCTGTTTCTCCACCAACTTGAGCGTAACCAGGAAAAGGCATTGTAACCTTAAATTGGTTGGCTCTAGCGCCGCCGCCTGCAAGTTTAGTTTTGAAGTCATTTATGTTTGCCATTGTTTTATTTCCTCTCTACTATTAACCTGCAATCTCTTCAAAAGAGACACCAGTTCTGGTTGCAACGAAAGATAATGTGATAAAGTTGATACTTCTTGCTGGTTTTACAAAAATCTCAGCAATAAATTCGTTTCTATCAATTACTTCGCCTGTGTTGTTAGTTTCATCACACACTACTAAAAAGTCTGTGATACCTCGTCTACCTTGTACTTCTCTTAGGAAAGGTTCTACTAGGTTTCTAAAGTTTGCTCTTGTAAACTCGTCATTAAATTCAAAGAGTTGGAATTTAGAAGCTGTCGCAATCGCCTTTTCTAAAACGATAAACAATCTTCGTACATTTATTCTATCAAACGCAGAAGGCGTTGACAATCCAGTTTTGTCTCCGAAAAGAACAATACCTTGACCTGGGAATGAAACAACTGGGTTTATTCTAGCTCTGTATAATTCGTCTCTTTGAGTTTTATTTGGATTGTAAGCAAGTTTACTAGCACCTCTAATAATACCTCTATTTAATCCTGCAGGACTAAACCAAGCGTCATTAGTTAAATCAGTTCTAGCAGCTAACCCTGCCATATCTCCGTTTAGCGGAACATATCTGAATACATCATTATATCTGTCGTACATATATTTGTAACCACTATCAAATACGACATATGAAGATGATTGTATTGAGTTAAAGAAAGCAAGTACATTGTTTGTTTGATTGATAGCAGAAGTAATTCCTACTACATCGCTTCTTTCTGGACTTGCAAATACAACAGCGTCTTTTCTTGTTTCAGCGATTGTAATTAAATCACCGATTAAAGTTGCTGAAGCATTACCAGCCATTATCAAACTAACATCAACGGATTCACTATCTTGGAATAGTTCAAACGCAGTTTTTCTTACACCGTCAGTTGCTGTTCCATCTACACCACCTGTAAAAGTTAATGCGATAGGAGCGGTAACATCTGTAAAAGTTTTACCTGCTTTTGCGTCTCCCCAATTAGTTCCGTTTGAATTATGGTCGCCCCAATAAATTAGAGACGATTTTCTGTAAATAACTTCTGGATAGAAATTATTACTTCCACCTGCGTCTTTAGCGTCTTTAGCTTTTGAAACACCTTCAAAAACTTCCAACACTTCGTCTTTTGTTCCGTTTATAGTACCATCGGCGTCTACTACGATAATGTGCATTTCGTCATTAGAACCACCAGCAGCAGATACATCTGGAGAAGTTCCAGGAGCACCTGACACTTGGTCATAATACTTCCATCTTCTTCTTACATTTGCACCGTTTGTGATAACTCTACTTAAACCACCTGAACCTACTCTTTTCTTTAATGTAATGTCGTTTGAAGAAACAGCAGTTACCTCATACTCAACACCATCATCATAGTCGTTAGTTCCAGCAGTTGTTGAAAAAGCGATTACATCGCCTACACCTATATTAGTTCCACTTGTAACCGTAATTGTAGTGTCACCTGCAGAAACAGCACTATCGTTAACGGTTGTTACCGCTACCGCTTCGTAAGCTGTCGCCGAAGGACATACAGAAATAGATAAACTATTTCCATAAGCACCAGCAAATCTTGCTACAAATTCTACGCCAGAGATACCAGTATACGCACCACTAGCTAAATAACTAGTGTTATAATCATTTGTATTTCTTATCAATAAAGCTGTTCCAGCGTTGGTAACAGCGTTTTTAATACCTGTATTTTCAGTTCGTACAACTTTTAAAGCGTTTGAGTATTGCAGAAAAGATGAAGCAGTAAAGTACTCTTCAAAATTATCCGTTGTCGGTTTACCAAACACACTTACTAGGTCTTGTTCGTTAGAGATTAATGTAACCTCTCCAACTGGTCCTCTTTTTGCATTGAAAGCATAAGCGCCAATGCTAGTAGAAACAGCAGGAACTATATTAGTAAGGTCCTTTTCTTGTACGAGAACCCCAGGTGATACTTGAAATGCCATTAGGTTTCTCCTCTTATTTGTTTTTTGTATTTAAATTTAAATACATAATGTTTCCTTTTAGTTCAAAATTCGTATTATTCATACGCCCATTGCAAATTTTCTCAATCAATACTATTTATTATATGCCATTCCTACACTACTGACCTTTGCGTACAACTGGATGCCATACGGTTCCATACTCATCAACGGTGGGTTTTTCCTCTTCAGGTGTGCCATCATCTACAAAACCGAACGGAGCCATATCTTGCTCTATGAGTTTTTCCTGTTCTCTATACATTTCTGCTCGTATATTTCTATCAGTCATTTCTTTAAAGTATCTTTGATTGACTAACCAACCAAATATTACGAGACAGGTCATATAGTCGTCATTACAACCTTCTTCTGCTTGCCAAGATTGATTTTTTCTGACAAAGGTAGACATTTCTTCTATAATATTAAAATCATTGATAACAAGTTTATCTGCCTCAATGATTGCTTTGATATTTGCAGTTCCCATCTTCTTAATTTGTTTAGTCATACGAACACCTAATTGTGAACCTCTTTGACTAAACATTGCACCTAGTATCTGACCTGCTCTACCTTTTTGAGTTGTCATTAATATATTATCATATTCTATCTCAAAATGTAAACCATCAGATATTTGAGCGCCAATATCATTTACTTCAACAAGTATATGTGCTTTGTTATATTGTGTACATACTTTCGCAATCATTTCAGGAAACAATATTGGTTTTAATTCATTGTCTCTAAATGTTGCAACTACTCTATAAGGTAATTGGGTTACATCATAGATTATAAATGCTGAATAATCTTTTAGTGTTCCTCTGGCAACATCAACACAAGCAATATAAGTGTTACCTTTTACTGGTTTCTCAAAGATACTTAATCGTCCATTTGTTTGTAATGGAGTTATGTACGGTGTCGCTTTAATTTTCGCAGGACTAATTAAAGTATCTACTGAACCTAAAAATTCACACTCAAATTCACTTGCGAATTGAGTGGCACTAGTGTTTCTTATTGTTTCTTCTTTCCATTTTTCGTCTCTACCTGGTACTTCTGACCAATGTACTTCCATAGGTATATAATCGTTGTTCTTATTTTCAGCGTCTACCCATAGTTTATAAAACTGGTTCATACCATAAGGAGTAGAAACGATAATAACTTTTGTTTTTTGACCTGAAGTAATCGTAGGATAAACAGACGAGAAAAACTGCTCAGCGATTGTAGTAGGTACGAAAGCAAACTCATCTAAAAATATTATGTTGTATGAGCCTCCTCGTATTGCACTTGAAGAAGTTGCGGCTGCAACAATTTTAGATTTGTTTTCTAATTCTATATTACCTTTGTTCCAGTTGATTACACCTTGTTGTAACCATTTAGGTAAGTTCTCATATGCAAGTTGTAATCTACCTAATATATCTCTAGCAGTTGAAGACTTGTTGGCAAGTATCGCTATGTTAGAGTTAGGATTAAATATTGCATAATGTAATAAGTAAGATATAATAGTTGTAGACTTACCACTTTGTCTAGGCAACTTATAAATTGTAAATCTGTTTTTGTGCATATTAGTAATCATCTTGTCCTGAAACTTATATGTTTTAAATGGTATAAGTCCTTCGTCAAGTGAAACTATTTGTACATAGTTTTTGATAAAATATAAAGGGTCTTCTTCACACCTTTTAAATTCTACAATTTGCTCTTCTGTAAATTCAATAGGTGTATTGACTTTCTTTAAATTAGGATTACCTAAATATGCGTCTGAAAAATTACTCATCTATTGGTTCTAAATCCTCTTGCATTTTTTGCAATAGGGCTATCAATGCGATAAAGCATCCAGTCAGAGAAATCTACCCCGGAATGAAACCACATTGCATGATCTAAGCTAGCGCTTTGAAAATATTTAGACATAAAATTAATACCGTGAGGTAATTGAGCTGTTCCTAGTAAGCCTCTATCTGATGCATATAACAAAAGGGCTTGATTGATAATTAAATCTTTGGGGACCTCTCCATTTGGTCTCATCCAAATATCTCTTACTGGCTTACTTTTTTTTGGATTAATGTAATCATTGTTTTGACTTGCTCTCATTTCAATCTCTTGCTCTCTGAGAAAAAACTTATCAATTTTCTTTCCATGAAGTTGCTCAATTGCTTTATTTCTTAGCTCCCAATCACTTGGAAGATCTTCAGGTTTAGGTATTTCGTTTAGGTCAATATCT